AGTAAATATAAACGGATTAACGTAATGGCAAAAGAAAGTTATAACAAAACCTCTCCTATCGGTGGTAAGAGAGGTTGTCTTTGTAAGAATGGTAAATACTCTACACGATGTTGTAAGGGTAAAAATATGCAACAAGGAGTAGGTAGTTTAGTGAATCAGTCTAGCAAAGTAGAATCTTCTACTATAACGGCTAGAATCAATCAAAACATTTCAACAGATAACCTATTTTAAGTTCAAAAATAAAACACTTTGTAAAGTGTGTAGTTATTAAGTTATAAAATAATAAAAAAATGAATCAAACAAAAGTTTTAAACAAAGTTAGAGTTCTTTTAGGACTAGAGGTTGAACTTGAATCTATGAAATTAGAGGATGGAGTTACAACAATCGAAGCAGAAGTATTTGAAGCGGGTGAAGCCGTTTTTATCATTACTGAAGATGAGCAAAAAATACCTTTACCTAAAGGAGAATACACTCTAGAAAGCGGTAGAGTAGTTTGCGTAGAAGAAGAAGGAGTAATCTACGAGATGAAAGACGGAAAAGAAGAAGAGAAAGAAGAGGAAGAAGCACCCGAAGTAGAAGCAGAAGTAGAAGCGGAAGCAGAAGAAACTGTTGCAGAGGAAGCGAAGCCTGTTAAGAAGACTGTTGAATCAGTAGTTAAAGAAACTTTCTTCTCTGAAATCGAAGCATTAGTAAACGAAAACAAAGAATTGAAATCTCAACTAGAAGAACTATCTAGAACCGAAGAAGTAAAAGAAGAAGAAGCGGTAGAAGAAGTCAAAGAAGAGGTAAAAGAAGAAGAAAAAGCAGAAGAAGCAGTAGAATTATCTTCAGAAGAAGCGGGTGCAGAGCCATTGACTCACAACCCCGAAGCATCTGATAAAAAAGATATGTTCAAATATGCTTCTAAAGCGAAAAATAATAGATTAAATAGCATTTTTGCTAAATTAAATAAGTAATAATAACCATAAAAAAATTAAAAAATGGCTACAACAACTTCAATAACTACAACGTACGCGGGTGAAAACGCGGGTAAATACGTTGCCGTTGCTCTTTTGAGCGCAAATACTATCGAAAAAGGTGGTATCACAGTAATGCCGAACGTAAAGTTCCGTGAAACTGTAAAAAGATTAGACGTAGGTTCTGTACTTGCAGACGGGTCTTGTGACTTTACTGCGACTTCAACTATCTCATTAACTGAGAGAGCGATTGAGCCAAAGGCGTTACAAGTAAATTTACAATTGTGTAAGGACTCGTTCCGAAGTGATTGGGATGCAATTTCTATGGGTTACTCTGCATTTGATGAGTTACCAAAGTCTTTCGCTGATTTCTTAATCGGTCACGTTTCTGAAAAAGTTGCTCTTAAGAATGAGCAGAACATTTGGAGTGGAGATAAATCTAACTCGGGAGAGTTTGACGGTTTGACTACTTTGTTGGCTGCTGATGCTGACCTTCCAACTGCAAACGAAATCGCGGGTACTACTATCGATGCTTCTAACGTAGTGGCAGAATTAGGTAAAATTGTTGATGCAATTCCTTCTGCACTTTACGGAAGAGATGACCTTCATATCTACGTTTCTCAAGCGGTTTATAAGGCTTACGTTCGTGCAATGAACGCTTTAGGTTATGTTGACAAGTTCAACAACCAAAACCACGGAGAAATGGTATTTGACGGTATCAAGTTATTTGTTGCTAACGGTCTTACAGGAAGCGTTGCTATCTGTACTACAGTTGATAACATTTTCTTCGGATGTGGTCTTCAGAATGACGCTAACGTTGTTAAAGTTATTGATATGGCTGACATCGATGGTTCTGAGAACGTTCGTATCATCATGCGAATGACAGGTGCGGTTCAGTACTATAACGTAGAAGAAATCGTAACTTACGGAATTTCTAACTCTGCTAACTAAGAGTTAATTAATTGATTAAAGAAAGGGGTGGGTGCAACTTGCCTACCCTTTTTTATTATAAACATAAAAAAAATAAGAAATTATGTCATGCAATATCACAGTGGGCAGAGGCCTATCATGTAAGGACAGTGTGTCGGGGCTTAAAAGCATTTATATCGTCAATTTCGACGACCTAGACTACGAAAACGTAGAATTTGACCTAACGAATACCGACGAGGTTAAAACTTGGGCTCCCGCTACACAATTAAATATGTACAAGTACGAACTTAAGGGTGCTAATGGGTTCGAGACAACTATTGAATCTTCTAGACAAAATGGTACGACGGTCTTTAATGGCGCGTTGAACATTCAGTTAAAGAAACAAGACGTTGCTACGCACAAGACAATCAAGTTATTAGCATACGGTCGACCAAGAATCATCGTAAGAACTATGACAAATCAGTTTTTCTTGATGGGTCTAGAGCAAGGTGCAGACGTTGAAAGTGGAACTATCTCTACAGGTCAAGAAATGACAGACTTCAATGGTTACTCTTTGAACTTCGTATCTAGCGAAACTATCCCTTCTCCGTTCATTCAGTGTTCAACTGAAGCAGAATTGAAAACTGTATTTAATACAGTAGCAGACGGAAGTGGAGACGATGCAGTAATCGTTGCGTAAATAAAACATTTGTGTTTGGTTTTTAAAGGGGTGGCTTCGGTCACCCTTTTTTGTTGAACAAAACTAGGGTTTCTAAGTTATATAGATATGATAATACTTCAAAGTACACTAGACCCTCAGGCATTTAGTTTTATTGCTAAATCTAAGTCTTACGATTCAATGCTTATTAAAGATGAATCTACAGGCGTTGAGGTTAGTGTAACAATAGACGAGAACGTTCAAGGAGACTATGTAGATACGATTACAGGGACTTTTGCACTTGTAGAGAATAGATACTATATCTTAACTCTTAAAAGTGGCTCAGACGTTGTTTTTCTAGACAAAGTATTTTGTACAAACCAAGCAGTTCAGACTTATAGCGTTAACAACGATACCTATACTTCTAATGCTTCAAATAATGAATATATAGTATATGAGTAACGATGTTCACGTTTTAAATTTAAGTAGTTACGAAGCACCCGAAATCATCGAAGATGGTCGACAGGAGTGGGTTACTTTTGGAGAAGACGATTCTTTCTTTTCTTTTCTAATCGACCGTTATAAAGGTTCTACTACTAACGCCTCAATAATTAACAATACCGCTAAACTTATTTACGGTAGAGGTTTAAGTTCTACAGATGCTTCTAGAAGACCAAATGACTACGCTAGTATGAAGGGTTTACTTTCTAAGAAGACTGTTAAGAATCTAGCAACAGACCTTAAGATGTTAGGAAACTGTGCGGTTCAAGTAATCTACACAAAAGACCGCAAAAAGATAGCAGAGATACACCACGTGCCTGTACAACTTTTAAGACCCGAAAAGTGCAATTCTAAGGGCGACATCGAAGCGTATTATTTCTCTAACGATTGGACAGACACAAAGAAGTTTGTGCCTAAGAGAATACCCGCTTTCGGTCATTCTAAAAATGCACCTATCGAGATATACTACATTAAGCCGTACTCAGTCAATATGAAGTACTTCGCGCTCCCCGATTACTATGCATCGACTCCTTATTGTAGACTAGAGGAGGATATCAGTAATTACTTAATTAACGAGGTTAACTCAAATTTTGCAAGCCGTAGTATTATTAACCTAAATAACGGAGTGCCTTCTCCAGATATTCAACAAGAAATAAAGCATAAGATGCTAAAGAACTTGACGGGTACAGATGGGCAGAAAGTTATTGTATCTTTTAACAATAATGCAGAGAGTGCAACAACAGTGGAAAACCTATCGGCTTCAGATATGCCCGACCTATACAATACATTGAGTCTAGAGTGTGAGAAGAAGATTCTTATAGGTCACAACATAACGAGTCCTTTAATGTTTGGAATAGCAAACAAAGCAAGTGGTTTCTCAAGCAATGCAGACGAGTTAGAGAGTTCTTTTGTGTTATACAATAACCTCTACATTTTACCAATGCAAGAAATGCTAATAGATGCGTTTGAGGACATTCTAGCATACAATGACATATCACTAGACCTATACTTCAGAACACTTAAACCTTTAGAGTTTACAGACAAAGAAGACAGAGGACAAGAAAAAGAAACTGAAGAAGACGAGCAAACTAAACTAAGCAAACAAGACGATGAAGACGAGCAAATCTTAAGCGTGTTAGAAGGTGAGGTTATAGATGAGGAGTTTGAAGAGTTGGAGTCTAGAGAGTATTCAGAAGATAATGAAGACCTAAAGACATGGGTGGATAGTATAGAGGCTAAAAAGAAAAAGAGTCTATTACAGAAACTTTCGGACATTGTTAAGTCTAGACCTAGTGATTCATCACAACTAGACAAGTCACTATACAAAGTGCGTTACAGATACGACGAGAAATATGCAAAAGAATCTTCTAGAAAGTTTTGTAGAATGATGATGTCTAGAACTAATAACGGTGTAGTCTACAGATTAGAAGACATCGACAAGGCATCTAGAACAATGGATTTTAAGATGGCTGAACTACCAATGCATAAAGGACAGAAATTCGACCTGTTTAAATTTAAAGGCGGTGTTAACTGTAGCCATTATTGGAGTGAAGTATTATACAAAAGAAAGAAGAACGCAGATGGAACGTATAAAGATGACAAGGCACTATCTTCAAATGAAGAAGTTAAAGAAATACCTAAGTCATATAAACCGACTCCGAGAGGTAGAAAAAGAGCAGATAAAGTAGAGTATGACCGAGCAGATAAAGGTCATCATCCTAACTACGTTAAACCAAGTAAGAAGAAATAAATGGAAGCGTTACTAATTACAAGACAAGATATTGTCAAATACTCAAATCTTAACGGAAATATTGATTCCGACAAGATGCAACAGTTCGTCAAGTTGGCGCAAGATATACACCTAGAGAGAATACTAGGTACAGACTTGCTAAACAGAATAAAAGCGGACATTATAGCGGGTACATTATCAGAACCTTATTTAACGCTTCTAACGAAGTATATTAAGCCAATGTTAATACATTACGCCTTAGTTGAAATTATACCATTTAATGCTTACCAAATAGCCAATGGTGGTATTTTTAAGCATAACTCTGAGAACTCTGATTCTGTATCTAAGAATGAAGTAGATTTCTTAATGGAGAAGTACAGAAAAGTAGCAGAGCATTATACTGAGAGATTTCAAAAGTATATGTCATTCAATGGTTCAACATTTGCAGAGTGGAATAGTAATTCTAACGAAGACATTTACCCTGTTCAAGATACACCTTTTAGCGGATGGGTACTATGAGTTACAAGCCAAAAGAAAAGAATATTAAGAGTTTAAAAGCATATTTAAAGAAACAGAATGAGCGACAAGAAGATAAGTCAATTAACGGCGAAAAATGATATACTAGAAGATAGCGATATCTTTGCAATAGCAGAAGACGACGGTAGTGGTGGTCACGTCTCTAAAGGTATCACAGGTGACGAGATAAGAAAGTCTATTACTAAGGTTCGTAAAAATACCTTAAGTGGTAACTCTTACACTCTAGTGTTGACAGATAGAGACAGTCTTCTAGAGGTTGGTAATGGTGCAGACGTAAACGTAAATATTCCAACTAATTCATCTGTTGCCTTTCCTATAGGAACTCAGATTCTAGTAGTACAAAGTGGTGCGGGTCAATGTATCATTACGCCGTCCGTAGGTGTTAACGTATACTCTGAAGGTTCAAAGGTCAAGACCGTTGGTCAGTATGCACTCGCTACGTTAATTAAATGCGATACCGATTCTTGGTATCTAGGAGGTAACCTAGAACAATTATAATATGTTTTTAGCGACTCATGGCGTATTAAGAAACTCTACTGCTTTTGTACCACCTACATTTGCAAATAATTACTCCATAGAACTAGATGGAATTGCGGACTATGTAAATATAGGTAATACAAGTTTAGGTATTACAACCGCAATAAGCGTTTCTGCTTGGGTAAAAATACCAACAACAAACACGGGCGGAGGCGGTGCAAATATTCAAATGATTTTAAATGAAGATTCTACAAGCGGAACTGCGAGAAATTGGGCTTTAAATTGGAGGGGTACGGGCACTAATAAGTGGCAATTTTGGTTGTATAATGCAAACGGGAGTTTCAATATTGTTCAAAGTAGCGGACTTACACCAAATGATGGGAATTGGCATCATTTATTAGCAACTTATGACGGTACAACAAATACAGGTGGTTTAAAATTATTTGTAGACGGCGCATCACCTTTTACCGCAACGGCATTAAGCACAGGAATTAGAAGCACATCATCGGCAGAAGCAACTATTGGCGCAACGTCGGGCAATACAGGTTTTAGATTTGAAGGAACGGTTGACGAATTGGCGGTTTGGGATACCGACCAATCTGCAAACGCAAGTGCTATATATAATTCTGGAGCACCTAATGACTTAACTTCATTATCTCCTTTTTCATGGTGGAGATGTGGAGACGGTGACTCATCTCCGACCATCACAGACCATGGTTCGGGTGGTAATGATGGGACTATGGTAAGTTTTAACACATTCTCAACAGACGTGCCTTAAAATAAATAAAAAATGAAATATATAATAATAGACTCAGACAGATTAGAAACGCTTGACTTTAGCGAAGTACCACACCATACAAAAGAAACCGTTAGAAGGTCTCTAGATGGCCTTAAAGCGATTATAAAGTTTTATGTTAAACCTAGTTTTGTAACAGACGATGTAACAGTTTACACAAAAGAACAAATGTTAGAGATTGTTTCGGGTTCTGAATGGACTGAAGAAATAGACATATAAAAAAACCCCTCCGATTAAGAAGGGGTTAAAACTTAACACATGAAAAACACTAGTCAAATATACGAAGGTTAAACCCTACTTTGACAGCGTGTTGAAAACTATATAAAAATAGGTTTTAATTCGTGAATATCTGAATCTTTAAATGACTCTAAAACAAATCCTCTTCGACCTTTCTTAAAGTTGTTCTGTACCCACATTGAACTAGGAGACAAAGCGGGATAGTTAAAGTAAAAGAAGTCATCAGTAGAACACATATCGAATAACGCTTGGTGTGAATCTCCTTTCTTAAACACTATCTTACTAGCGTGTTTATACACATCGTTCTGCTTCAAATATTGGTCTATCTTTTCAATGCCCTTTGTGTCTAGATGAGGTTTAAACCCAAACTTTAGAGAAGTGTCATCTTTACCATGAGTAATCACAAAGCAAGTATTATCCATGTAGTAATGATTTATGAACTTATTGTAGTTGTTAACTTCCACTTCGGGGTACTTAACAGAGCAAATGTCCTTAAACGCCTTGTTAACGAAATATCCAAAAGAACCCGCATGGTTGTCGTTACAAATATTATTAATCATTATGCTAGTGTAGTAAGGTGCTAAACCGTCTATCAGTCTCATCTTAAACTCTAGCGCGGTGTCAAATGCTTCTTCGTTACTCATATTCTGAGGTAGTGCGTGACCGCCTCTAGTTGTTTGTTGATTATAACCGTCTAGGAAATCACCTAACTCGTCAATTATTAGAGTGCTAGACTTTTGATTGTTAATAGTCTCCTTAATCATTCTGTCGCAACTAGCGAGAGCGTGTATTTTGTCCCACTTCTCTGAGTACATTGCCTTATTGTCGGGGTTCGTGTCCATACCGATATGAACATCCGTATATGTCAATGTATCAAAATCATTTTCTTCTTTGATAATAGGAACGTAAACACTGTCTACATCTACAGGTTTAATATGCTTCTTAATTATTTCTTCTAGGTCGAAATTCATAACCTCAGACTCTGCCACTTCTTTGAATCTAATGTTATAGTAAGGTGTACCTGTGTGAGACACTAGCTTATACTCTTTTACATCGGCTCTAGGTAGTTGATAGTGGCTACAATATTGGTCTATGTCCATCATGTAACCCTCGTCATTCCATGCAGATAAAACAAACTCTTTTTCTGTTACTTGTTTTTCTCTAGACTTAGTTGTTTTAGAAACTGAACTTTTCAAGACGTATGCCTTTTCGGCTTCTTCATCGGTACACATATACCGTTTAGATTTATTTATGGTCTTACCCAATTCTTTAGCGATGTCGTCGCTCATTCTAACGTGTTTACTCATTTATTTATTTGTTGTTTTAAAGGGGACTTTCGTCCCCGTTGGTTTTACTTTTGCTTTGCTAGGTATTGGATAGCATCAACGTTAATTTCATTACTAAACCTACTGTTAAAAATTCTAGTCTTAAGTGCCTCTGTAACATATTCTGTAGACTTACCATTGTTAAACATTTCTGTTGCTACTTCTTTTAGTTCTTTTACTTGTTCGTTAATTGTTAAAGTTGTCATCGTGTTGTGTTTTTTGTATTATTATTTCGTTTTGTTGATACAAATATAGTTCTTTTCTAGTTACCCACAAGGGAAAAGTAAAAAAAAGTTGATTTATTTTTATAACTAAGTAGAATTACTTAGACTTTAAATACATTAAAATACTTAGAACTATACCTAAAACTATTAAGACGAGTGTCCAATTTATACCCGCAAACCCTCTAGGTCTAGATGCCTTCGCTTTCGCTTTCTCTACTACTCTAGTCAATCGTATAGTGTCTCGAATCGTCTTGTATTCGGTTCTAATCTCTAGGCGAGTCTTAGGCACATAAACGTTCTGATATTTAATGATAGTATCTTTTGAGGAGAAAAATCTCTCGTAGATTATGGTATCGTTTTTAATCACAGGTATTGAGTCAATCGTAGACACTCTGATAGTATCACTTGATATAATCGGCTCTAAGCCCTTTTTGATTGCTTTTCGGTAGTGATAGTTGCTAGAACAACTAAAGAGCGTTAGAAGTAAAATAAAACTATAAATTCGCATATTCTGAGACATCGAAGGAGGGACAAGATTTATTGGCGAACTCGTAGTGACCATGTATAGTCATGTCCTTGTTGTATTTGTAAATTAATTCTGTCATTAACTTAACTAAAGAATCCTTCTGTTGTTTGGTTCGTGTGTCTTTGGCTTTCTTCATATCCTTAGACATACCGCCGACGTAACAAATGCCTATAGAACCTCTATTTTGTCCACTTGTATGAGCCCCGATTCTAGAGATATTTCTTCCCTCCTCGATTGTACCGTCAAGGTGTATGAGGTAGTGATATCCTATGTCGTTAAAACCTCTGTTTAAATGCCAACGTCTAATGTCACTTACGTCGTGGTGACGATGTTCGGGCGTTGCAGTGCAGTGAATGACTATCTTAGAAATATTACGCATTACTTAATCTCGTCTACTTCGCTTTTTATTTGCTTAATTCTAGATAGTAACGCTTTGGCTCTAGACCAAATGTCTTCACCTGTAATCTCTTTTATGTTCTCGTTTATGCTTATGGCTTCTATTGAGAATAATACTAACGCTACACATTTAGTAACTAGGAAAGGAACGCTAAACAACTGAGTAACTAACTCGTTTATTAGGAAATAATCCATAACGTAGAAAAGCATAATAGCAGACTCATACAATAGAGTCTTAGAAATTAATCTACTTAATTTCCTAGATGTTATACTTTCTTCTTTTTTGATTGCTTTCCATATACCTGTAAAAGTATCTAGTGATATTGCGAAACCAATACCGATTAGAATACCTTGAATGGGTAAAAAGAATGATAGCAATATACTCCCTAACTTCATTGCATTTACTTTAATATTCCCTAACAACAAAATTAACTGACTATACATCTTTTTGTTCTATTTGTGATACGATGACGTACGTTAAATGCGAAGCGATAAAAACTCCTAAAAACTTTAAATATAGTTCGGGGCTTAAAAACATTGCAATGCTAGTTAAATAACCGAATAAAAAATAAATCTGTGCTAAAATCTTACTATGCATACAAATAAAACTTATAAACACTTGTTTTGTTTAGCATCTAAGTAAAAACACTTAGTTTTTAATGTAGGGAGTGTTTACACGACCGACAAATTAAGTTGCGGACAAATATAATAGTATTACGAATATATATGAACGTAGTGAATATATAGAGTAATAGTATTATATATATAGAGTGGTTAATTGGTTGGTGGCTATCTCTCGGATTCCTAGTGTGGTATTGGTCTGCGGTTGGCTAAAACGTTGGTGGATAAAATGATTCGGTTGGCGGATTGCTTGGTGGCTATCTCTCTACTTTGTAGTGTGGCACTAGGTTTCAGTTGGTTAATTGGTTGGCGGATAGTACGTAGAACTACGTAGTAATGAAAATAAATTTAAATTTTTTTTGGGTTAGGTGTTGCATAAGTCAAAAGTTTGTTTACCTTTGTATCAACAAACAACGAAAAACACACACAATGAAATACTTTAAAGGAATTAAAACAGAACTAACCAAGATTTTATTACAAGATGGCTTAGACTATGACCTACTACTAATGAAGACCCGTAAGGATGGCGTACTAGATTTATACGATATTAACACCGCTAGATTTTTAGACAAGGACAACTATATAGATTTAGATATGTTACACAATCAAATAGAAAAAGTAGTAAATAAATACGACTTAGACGAGGTGCACTTGCAGTACGGAACCGAAGCAGAAGTAGATTGGTTACATTTCAAAAACATAAAATAAATAAATAACAAATGCAATTACACAACACAAACACAGTTCAGAAGACACTAGGGGTTTTATCAACTATCAACGAGGTGATTCAGTCAGCAGATAAAAAAGCGGAGATGTTAAAAGAATCTCTTAGACACTCTCACTCGTTTATGAGTGACAAGGGTAAGCGTAAAATGTACCACGACATCGACATTACGATTAGCGCAAAGTTACGCCTAGTACAAAGATTTAATAACCTAAAATTTAAAAACCTATAACAATGAAATTTAATCCTAAAAACCTAACCATCACAAACTCATACGCGAACTATGAGGTTTTAGAAAATGATGTGACCAAAAACATAGAAGTTACTTGGTCGTTTAGAACTTACAACCAAATGTTTAACACTGTCAAGATTGACCTAGATATAGACGAGGCGGTTCAATACGATGACGATGTAAGCGTTAATATCAAGTTAACAAAAGACGAAAAGAGAGCGTTGTTCTCAATGATAGAAGACGAGGTTGAACAGGATGCGACTGAGTACGGTCTTCTAGAATGGCTAGACCAAAACGAGAGAATAGAGTACGAACGAGAAGAATGGTAATAACAAAATGGAAACACTAATAAGAGAAGTAAAAGAGGTCATTAGACTAGAAGGTCTAGACCAAAAAGACAGAAGAAGACACGTTATACACGCTAGAATGTATCTAATGAATTTACTTAGGCGTCACGAGATTAAGTTGATAGAGATAGGTGCAATGTTTAATTTAGACCACAGTACGGTAGTACACGCCCTAAACAAATACGAAGAACTAGAGTATTTAAATGACAAGATACTAATTAGAGACACTAAGAACCTAAGAGATATTTTTGAGGTTAAGTATTCCACTCCAAAGTTTAGCATAGTTTACGATGTTAACAATGCAACTACTCAACA